AAGTTGGGTCTTGGGCAGTTGAATTTGCCCCGCCAAGGGTGATGTCAACCGTCCCAGTGCCAGCAATTTCCGGCAGGGCTCGGTGGATATAAACCTTTGAACTGTAAGGAACCGGCCCTTTTTCAGTTTGCAAAACCACATTGTTGCGTTCAAACAACGATGGAATGGCAGATCCACTAAACGAAGTGCCTTGACCGGTCTGAACAAGCTGGGCGCTGGACACCCCGCCACGCCCATAGGCAACGCATCTGGAGGCGTATTGAAAGCCTGAGCTATACACAGGTGCTTCACAGGCGTTACAGGCTCCCTGAACGTCCTTTGGAGCGTTCCAAACATTAAGGTCATACCGCCAAGACAGCATCTTGTTGCACCAGCCAGTACTGGTCAAATCAGGATAATAGATCTCAATTTGATATTTTTGTGTATTGTTGACCACAAACAGCCGGTCTTGATAGGTTGGATTCAGGTTGGCAAAAAAGTAATTTCTGACCTTTTGGTTGCCTAGTGAATTGAAATTAGACCCGTCAAACACCCAAATATCACGACTGTCTACCCCATAGACGTTCTGATCAGTATTGGCCCAGCAATTGTTGTTCAGCAAGCCACGGCCTTGATTAAACAAGCGCACCCCAAAGATTGGAGCGGTGCTGCTTTGGTAGGCGATAGGGCTAAACACTACGGTATCCCAGTACGAGCAAACATAGAAATTGCCGCCCAAGAAAAATCCATCAATTAACGGGCCACGCACGGGCACTTCTTGTTCGTTGGCAATGTTGGTTAAGGTCGGCTCCCAAGTGGCTGGAACGCCGGTATTTGCAAATGCTTGCGACCATCTGACAGTCGTTGGGTAATTGACGGTGACGCTGGTGTCCAGATCTTGGGTCAAGTTGCCAGCAATCAAAATATTGCCCACATTGGGCGAACAGAAGTTGCGAACAAATCCTGCACGGGTTGCTAATACGCCTGAACCGTAGTTCCAAACAAAATCGTCTGGCGCTGAATCATAAATTTGAATTTCGGTGTCGGTCGGACGGTAGTACATTGGTGGACGCAATGTGTCATTGATGAAAAACACACCTCCAACCCATGATGTCGTAATGTTTAAGTCATTGTTGTATCCAGACAAAGCTGCATTGGGATTAGCTCCAAATCCTGGGGTAATGTTGGTAATACCACTGGTTGTAATCTGATACCACTTACCTTCAAGAGTAGCAACAATGTAAACCCATGTCGCCTGTGTCCGGAAGTTGCCATCCATGAAGATGGTGTTGCCTGGTACTGCCGAAAGAATTGTTTGTTCGCCACTGACCTTTTTAATGCCCCGTACATCTGCCTCGACATTTAAACCGCTGTTGTACTCGCTTGGCCCCAAAGCATTGCTGGGCACATCGGGTGTAAAACTCATGTTCAGGAACGGGGTTCGCAGACGAGTGTAATCAGACATAGTGTTCCTCGGTCGTATCCCCTTGATTCTAGAGGTTTTTGGCCTGTATGTGAGGGATGATTTCCACCGGCAGCAAGAAGCTGTCAATGTTGAATTCGGTGGCATCCCACCACAAAAACTGGTTTGGAGTCAAAAAACACCGGTCTTTAAGCAAATTGGTGTTTTCCGGATGCCCAAAAATCAGCGGATCGGACACTGACCACAGCACTACGCCTGGCTTGTTCTCTGTCCAACAAAGGTGTTGGAAGAAACTGTCCACGCCCACCCATGTCCGACATTCCTGAATTAGGTTGCGAAGCTCGGCAATAGGCAAATCACATCTGAAATCATCTACCAATTGCCTTTCGCCGGTCACACCAATTTGAACAATTGGCTCATCAATCATGGCAATCAATGTTTGCCAATATGGAAAATTCTTAGGGTTTACCTTGCCTGACAGTAAAGCTTTGGAAAATGGATGAATGATGATCACAGGTACATCCTTTCAAAAGCTTTTTCTAGGCTTTCTGTCCATTTCCATTGATCCATCTTTTTGTAGATGTTCCATTGTTCGATGTCACCATACAAAGACATGGCGGTGGCTATTGACTCACCTTGAATGACATCCGGATAGCAAGTAAACACCCGTGCATTCTTTATCTTGGGCAAAACCTTGGTAAACACAATATGGTCACCCAAGCCGCAGTTCAGCACCACAATCTTGCCGTTTGCCATAGCAAGGTAATTCTTGAATATCTGGTTGTCATGGTCATACAGTGACGGGTCTTTTTCTGTTCGTATGCCGCCGTGTGCGTCTTTCAGATGCCATGAGATTGCATTTGGCACGACAAACAGCTTGTAACCCCTTTGATGCAGTCCATAGGTAAATATGGTTTCTTCTCGAAATCCAACTCTGGACAAGCCAAGGTTGTAGTCATGGACACCGGCACGATAAAGAAACGATTGGTAAAGATGTTCGACCTGCTTTTTTTCTTTGACCAAGCCCCACTGAATGTTTGGCTCCCGATCAATGTTTTCAATCAAGCCAGATGAATTGAAATATTCCAACGGTTGCGGTGGATTCATGATTGTCCCGCCTACAGCGCCAACATCATGTGTAACGTGTCTGCAAAGCGTTTCAAGAACATTAGGCTCAGGCACAGCGTCATCATCAACACGCCACACAAACTCATAGCCCATTGTGTTTGCTGTTTGATGAATATGGTGCTGACCTTTTTTGTGAGCAAACAACCATTCCCACTGAATGCCTTTGCTGTCCAGCACATAAAAAAGGTTTTGATACAGCCCTTCTTCCCGCATGTCCTTGGGCTCATCGTTGTCATCAAAGATGATCAGTTTGTCAGGCAATCTGGTTTGATTCATGATTGCTGTAATGACCAAAGGAAGAGTGGTAAAGTATCTGCCTCTGGTGGCAATAGAGCAAAGTACCTTATTCATTGTCCCACCGGCAAATCATGAGGTTGCAAGGATTGCTTTGCGTGATGCGCTCAGGTGTATCTAAGATTGTTCCAGCTTCATTGATGTAGTGAAATTTAAAGCCAGGAAAGTGGCTTTCATTCAAACCATGCAACCTGTGATGCGGCCCCCAAAATCCAAATGGCTCATTCATGGGCACGGTAATCAACAGTCGCTTGCAATGTTGCTTAAGTCTTTCAACAACTTCAAGTCCATTGTCCAAATGCTCAATGACTTCAAAAGCCACAATAGTGTCGTACTGTTCCAAACAAAACTTGTTGATGTCTGCATTAACAAAATTGGCTTTGTATCCCCAATCTTGTTCTGTTGCCACATCAATGATTATTGGGTCGTAGTCAACACCTGTGTAGTCAATGTCTTTGGGAAAGAACTGAATTCCATATCCACTTGAGCAGCCTATTTCAAGTATTCCTGTGCCAACAAGGTTTTGGCTTGCGTACTGGTATCTTGTAACTTCCCTTGGAAAGACTTGATCGCCTTTGAGAAATACCGCTCGTTCCCAATGGTTAGACAAGCGCCAGCGATACCAATCGTAGTTGTATTTTTTGGCAAGTTTGAGCGAGTTCCGAAGAAAGATGTTGTCCCAGCCTTGAACCAAATTTGGGTCATGCATTGTGCCTTCACCCTTGTGGTAGATTGGAAACCCACCAACATATTGAAAGCCTTTCCAAGTCTTGTTCAGCACTTCAATAACTTCAAACCCTGCTTTTTCAGCTTCAATGCAAAACTCAGTGTCTTCTCCACCGCCAACACCGTACTCTTCGTTTAACAAGCCAATCTTGTCAAATACCTTACGGTGAATCATCACGCAAAAGAAAACAGCAAAGTCTCTTCCTGCTGGTTCTGACATACCCTTAATAATGCAAGAGATGCCGCATTTAGAGTTGTTGAATGCTTGGTCAAAAACATCAACCCAATAATTTTTTACTTGATCAAGCAAAACAGTGTCATTGTTCAGCAAGATAATTTTGTCGGCAGTACAAAGGTTAATGCCGATGTTTGTGGCCTTGGAATATCCAAGTGGATCAGCATTCCATGCAATTACCAAGTGTGGAATTGCTGTCTTTAAATATCGAAGATACTCAAACGTGTTGTCTGTGCATCCATTAGCTGACACAACCAACTCTACGTTAGTCATGTCAGTGTATTTAATAATGGAATCTATGCAGGGCTTTAAGTACTTTTCACAATTGTTGTATGTCGGAATGACAATACTGTATTTCATGCTTTTCAATCCTATGTTGTTTACATTTGCAATAATACCGATTTAATTTCATCTATTGTTGCAGAAGCGTCAATTGATGTTTGAATGTGGGTGTATTTAACTCTAATTTCAGCCCGAGCAGCTTCAGCCGCTGTTGCCTCAGATGGAATAGTTGCTTTTATATCCAGCGGCGCAAACTCAGCAGAGCGAGCTTCACGGCGCTTGTCGTGAGCAATAGATTTGGCTTTGTCAATGTTTATGGTAATCATGCCGTGTACTCCCAAGCATTTCTAAATGTGCGGTCTGACAGAACATCTGCTACGTCAATAATTTTGAATGGCTTACCAGTTGGTACATCTTTAGCGGCAATTTCTTCAATTGTTAAATCGCATTCAGGTGCTGGAACAATGATTGCAACGCCACCATCATCTGTTGGATAAATAATTCTTTGATTCATATTTAGTCCTTATCTAAAAATTGCTGCGTGTACTTGTGTACAGTCTTGTAATGATGTATTTGGAATAACTGCAATGATGCGAACAGCAGATGAAGTTTGTGCAGCTTGATCTGACTTGCTAAAAACAGCATTTTGGTTTGGAGTATATCCAGCACTTCCACTTACAGAATAATTTGCATCAGGCATTGCGGTTGTAAAATTTATTGTGTAATCACCAGTTCCATTATCTGTAATACTTGACACATTACCACTGGAGCGAATAGCCACAGTACCTGACCCATTAAAGTTTACCCAAGCACGGCAACCGTATGCAGTAACAACAGAACCATACCCTGAATTAAAAGAAAGCGTTGTAAATGCTCCTGTTGCTGGTGTTGTTGCGCCTACAGTACCGTTATGAGCGCCAACAAGTCCAGTAGCTGTTATAACGCCTGTAGATGGCAAAAACGATATTGGCGAAGTTGTTGAAACAGTAGGCGTTTGATTGGAACCAGCCGCAGCTACACCAACAATATATTGAGTGGTTGCAGCAGTACTTGCTGTTGCATTGATTGCAGTGCTTGGGCCAGTAGCGCCAGAAAATCCTGACAATCCAGAGCCAGAATATCCACTTCGTCCAGAATAACCACTGATTCCTGAATACCCAGAAAAACCGGATGTTCCATTTGTGCCATTTGATCCGCTATATCCACTGAATCCAGATGTACCATTTGTGCCATTTGATCCACTGTAGCCACTGAATCCAGATGTACCAACAGCGCCTGAATAACCGCTAAATCCAGAAGTGCCCACAGCACCGGAATAGCCGCTGAAGCCGGATGTTCCTACAGCGCCAGAGTAACCACTGATGCCAAAAAAGCCTGAATAGCCAGAAACACCAGAGCCTGAGTACCCAGAAAAGCCACTGTAGCCTGAAGCGCCATTAGAACCTGTGCCGCCGCTGTAGCCAGAATAACCGCTATAGCCACTGTATCCCGACTGGGTATACATGACTTGTGCAGCAGTAAAAATAATAGATGGCGTTCTAGGGTAATTTCCACTTGCAGCTATTGTTTCTATAGAAACACTTGTATTTGCTGTTTGCCAATAAACTTCAATATAGTCTGTTGCATTTAAAGGCAAAACAAAATTGATAGTAACAATTTCTGACGAAAATGCACTTCCTTGTTTGTCAGGAACATCGTAATGTGAATTTGTATCGGCTAAATTTGTGCCATTTTTCTTTAGCCAAATTTGTGTTGAACCGTTTTGAGTGCTTGTATTGGTAAATTGAATTGAAAAAGTTAAGCTGTAAACACCAGTATTTGCAAAAGTCACACGGCTATTTGAAATAACTGAAACGCCACTATTTCCAGCATCCGCACTGTTTATAGTGATGGGATATGCAGTGTTGATTACAGCCGCTGTTTGAGTTGTTGTGTCCCAAAAAGATCCCCAGTAACCTTGTGTGCCGCCAGCGCCCACAGCGCCGGAATATCCACTGAAACCAGATATGCCCGAATACCCAGATCTGCCGCTGTAGCCACTGGTTCCAGAATATCCGCTTGTTCCAGAATAGCCAGAAATGCCAGACGCACCTGAGTATCCGCTGATACCGGAATAACCTGATGTACCTGAGTATCCGCTGATGCCCGAATATCCAGATGTGCCTGAATAGCCTGATGTTCCAGAGTAACCTGAAATTCCAGAAAAGCCAGAGATTCCAGATCCTGAATACCCACTGATACCAGAATAGCCCGATATTCCTGAAGCGCCTGAATATCCAGATACGCCAGAACCAGAATACCCGCTTCGACCGCTGTACCCACTTATGCCAGAGTATCCGGAAAGGCCAGAATAGCCGCTTAAACCAGAATATCCTGATGTACCGATGCCAGAGTAGCCACTGATGCCTGAAAAACCGCTTCGACCGCTGTAGCCGCTTGTTCCAGAGTATCCAGAAGCACCTGTTGCGCCGCTGTACCCAGACGTACCGCTGAAGCCCGAATATCCGCTGTAACCAGATGTACCAACTTGACCAAATAAACCTGGTGTTGACCAAGCAAGCGCATCAGTGCTTCTTGAATTGACAAGCGCAATTGATACCCAAATCTGATTGGGGTAAGTTACTGATGCCGGTGGTTGTGATGTCCATCCAGACGGGGCAGTACCAGAGTTTGTTGTAAAGCTCCATGAGCCGCCGGTCGGAGTTGCTGGAGCAGTTGCAGCTACTTGAAAAACAAACCATTCAAAGTATGAGCCGCCAAAGGTAGTACCGCTGCCATATAAACCGGCTGATTCAGAACCTGGGGATGCCACAACAGAGCCATTAGGGCTCGTACCATACAAACCAGGCGTTGCAGCACCAGGTTGTGCAATGATTGCGCCATCGCCGCTGTTTCCATAGAGGCCACCTGTTGCCATGTCTTACCTCACTTAAAGCTGTATCTTGGGCTGCGGGGCTGGAACTCAGATGTTAAATGCTGATCTCCACCACGCCACTTGTCCTTGAAGTTTTGATCTTCAATCTTGCCGTAGGCATCTTCAAAGCGACCATCCCATTTCACAGCTTCTTCGTTGTTTTTGTTTTTGTCGTAGTACGCCCACAATGTGCCGTACATGTAACCTTCTGGAAAAGATGCCAAGGCCGCATTGTTTTGAACAATCGGGTTAAGTTCATCTTCAGTTGGGCTAAACAAAAACGGGAATGTTCGCTGGTAATACGCTTTGATAACAACGGCAGCACCAGGGTTTGGCGTAAACACATAGTTTGGGCCAACTTCACTGAAGCTCGAATCACCCTTGGCACACCAAAGGGTCGAACATACAGTTGGTCAATCATGCGGCGGCGAATGATCTCTCTGTCGCCTACACGGTCGTAAATAATCCACGGGCCATAGGATGAAGGATTTTCTTCATTTGACGGCTGGGTTTCTTGGAAAAACAAAATAGGCCAATTCATGTCTGCCGGAATTGGAGCCATGCCGTTTGTATCTGTAGTTAGAATAGTTGGATCAGCCGCATCGTATGGATTGGTACGAAGACCAGGCAACTCAATCACACGCATTTTAAGTTCAGCCAATTGAATACAAGCTTGAATCTCAAGTGATGACTGTGTAGGTAATTTGAGTATGACAGCGCCAGGATAAGTAACGGCAGACCAAACGGCTTCAGGGTCGCTAACAGTGATTGTGGTGCTGGTGGTGCTTAATATTGCGGTGTAGTTCTTGATGCCATTGGAAATGAAGTCGCCTTCAAACACCAAGGTTGTCGGATTAGCCGAAACCGTAATGATGCCAGTTGCAGAATCATAGGAAGTGGCAGTAATTGTCAAAGGTGATGGTATTGCCCCTACCCACTGTGCAATGCGGCTTACAAGCGCATTAGCTGATTGAATAAATAGGGACATGGACTACCTCACTTGGTCGGAATAGCTGGATTGTAGGGCAGAGGTATCTTTCCGCTTGGGTGGCAAACAAAATCAGAATAGTATTCATTGACAATGGCGTAGAACAAGATTTTGTCTTCTTTGTCCTGCTTAATCAAATCCCAAGGGCGGTTGTTAAACCACTTTGATGCAATTTCGTGGGCAAAGCATTTTGGAAGCTGCATTGCATGAAACGTACCGGCAAACAGCGGGTTGTCTGTTCCATGAATCTTGTGAAACTCCCTGCGCTCTTTGCAGAATTGTTTGACTTCTTCAACATTCTTTTGATCGTACTGAACGT